AAAAGGCAAAAAGCGAAGGAAAAAAGGTAAAACAGGCAGAGTTTGAATTAGACTACAAAAAAATTGACAAGTACGATTTAGTATTTAGAATAATGACATTTGATCATATTCCAGAAGAACCTGGTCGTAAGAAAAATCCTAAAACAGTAGCAGATACAAAAGTAAAATTAAATTTTCCACCATTTCAACATTATAAATTTAATGAAAATGATGAACTAGTGTGTATAGGAAAAAGCCATTGGGAAGGCGGTATGGAAAATGGTTATTTCAATATGGTGCACGGAAAAGCTACAGACAAACTAGCTATGATGTGGATTAAGTTGTGTGAAAGATATGCTACTAGAGGTAATGTACGTGGATATACATACAATGACGAAATGAAAGGACAAGCAATACTACAGCTTGCTCAAATCGGGCTTCAATTTGATGAATCTAAATCACAAAATCCTTTTGCTTACTACACAGCGGCAGTAACAAACAGCTTTGTAAGAGTGATAAATTTAGAAAAACGTAATCAAAATATCAGAGACGATATCTTAGAAATGAATCATATGAACCCAAGTTACACTAGACAAGCCCAAGGAGAATGGGAAAACCAACAAAAAAGAGAAAGAGAACTTCGTCAGCAAAATAGCAGTTGACTTTTATCTAAAAATAATATATAATAGACTAAAGAAAGGTATGTATTTTGTTTAAGAAAGCGGCGGTGTTCACGGATATCCACTTTGGCTTGAAAGGAAACAGCAAAATTCACAATGATGATTGTGAAGCATTTGTTGATTGGTATATCGATCAAGCTAAAGAAAATAACTGTGAAACAGGAATTTTTTGTGGCGATTGGCATCACAATCGCAGTAGTTTAAATTTAACAACTATGGATAGCACTATACGTTGTTTAGAAAAACTAGGACAAGCATTTGACAAATTTTATATGTTTGTTGGCAATCACGATCTTTACTACAAAGACAAGCGTGATGTAAGTTCAACAGAGTTTGCAAGACATATTCCAGGTATAACTGTAGTTGACGGATTTACAGAAATTGAAGATGTTGCACTTGTTCCTTGGTTAGTAGGTGACGAATGGAAAAAAATACAAAAATGTACTGCCAAGTACATGTTTGGTCATTTTGAACTTCCGCACTTTTACATGAATGCTATGGTACAGATGCCTGAGCACGGAGATTTACGGGCAGAACATTTTGTAAATCAAGAATATGTGTTTTCAGGACATTTCCATAAACGACAAAAACAAGGAAAAATACACTATATCGGTAATGCTTTTCCACACAACTATGCTGATGCATGGGATGATCAACGTGGAATGATGATACTTGATAGAGAAAATAACTTAGAGCCACAATATTTAGACTGGCCAGAATGTCCTAAGTATAGAACAACAACTTTAAGTAAACTTCTTGATCCACAATCTGACATTATCAAACCTAATATGTACTTGCGTGTTACATTAGACTTGCCTATATCATATGAGGAAGCACAGTTTATTAAAGAAACTTACATTAACAATCACAAATGTAGAGAAATAACACTTATACCACAAAAACAAATAGAAGAAATTTCAACAGAACTTGATATAAGTCAGTTTGAAAGTGTAGATGAAATAGTAGCAAAGGAGATATCAGCAATTGATAGTGACAGCTTTAATAAAAAAATGTTGCTTGATATCTATAACGAACTTTAATGATTAAAATAAAAGATTTAACAGTTAAAAATTTTATGAGTGTGGGTAATCAAACCCAAGCAGTTGACTTTAACAAAGAACAACTTACACTTGTACTTGGAGAAAACTTAGATCAAGGCGGTGACGATGCAGGATCTAGAAATGGTACAGGAAAGACAACAATTATTAATGCATTGTCTTATGCACTGTACGGAAATGCATTAACAAATATAAAAAGAAACAATCTTATAAACAAAACTAATTCAAAAGGCATGTTAGTTACACTGCATTTTGAAAAAGGTGGTATAGATTATAGGATTGAAAGAGGTCGCTCACCTAACATAATGAAGTTTTTCATTAACAACGAAGAACAAGAAATGGTAGATGAAAGTCAAGGTGATAGCAGAAAGACACAAGAGTATATTAATACTTTACTTGGTATGAGTCACGACATGTTCAAACATGTTGTTGCACTAAACACCTATACTGAGCCTTTCTTAAGTATGCGAACAAATGATCAACGTGCTATTATAGAACAACTGTTAGGTATTACTATTCTTTCTGAAAAAGCAGAACTGTTAAAAGAACAGATCAAGCAAACTAAAGATGCTATCACAGAAGAAAATGCAAAAATCAGTGCTATACAAAGTTCAAACGAAAAAATACAAGGTACTATTGAAGGATTAGAACGTACACAAAGAGCTTGGATTGCAAAAAAGAGTCAAGATATAGAAAAACTAAGCAAATCCATTGACGAATTAGAACACTTAGACATTGATGCAGAGCTAGATGCACATGAAAAATTACAAAATTGGACTGAGCTAAACAATGCTATTACGGCTCTTAACAAAGAAAAAAGCACGTTAGAGAGTGCATTATTACGTGCAGACAAGTCTGTAGAAAAAGCAGAAAAAGATATCGCAAATTTAGATGATGCCACTTGTTATACGTGTGGACAAGCACTACATGATGACAAAAAAGTAGAACTTGAATCACGAAAACAAAAAGAACTTGAAGATGCAAAAGCATATCAAACAGAAGTAAGTGATAAACTACAAGATGTAATTAAAGGGTTAGATGAAATTGGTGATATCAACGGAAGACCAAATACGTTTTACGAAACTGCAAAGGAAGCGTACGAACATAGACAAAATGTTGACAGTCTAAAACAGTCATTACAAAATAAAAATGATGAGATTGATCCTTATCAAACACAAATTAATGATTTGCAAAATACTGCAATGCAAGAAGTAAGTTGGGATACAATGAATTCACTTACTGATTTTAAAGATCATCAAGAATTTTTATTGAAACTATTAACAAACAAAGATTCTTTCATACGTAAAAAAATTATTGATCAAAATTTAGCATACTTGAATAATAGGTTAACATATTATTTGGACAAATTAGGCTTGCCACATCAAGTTGTATTTTTAAATGACTTGACTGTTGAGATTACACAACTTGGCCAAGATTTAGACTTTGACAATTTGAGTAGAGGTGAAAGAAATAGATTAATTCTTGGAATGAGTTTTGCATTCCGTGACGTTTGGGAAAGTTTATATCAAAATATCAACTTATTGTTTATTGATGAACTTATTGACAGCGGAATGGATACTAGTGGTGTTGAAAATTCACTTGCTGTAATTAAAAAAATGGGTAGAGAAAGACACAAAAACGTATTTTTGATTTCACATAAAGATGAATTAGTCGGTCGTGTTAATCATGTTTTGAAAGTGATTAAAGAAAACGGCTTTACAAGTTACGAAAATGATGTAGAGATAGTAGAATGAGTGACACAGTAGTATCAAATTGCGTAGGTCCTGGTGGTACTCCTATTGACAGACTGTACGAAAACTTGAACGGCAGTTTACGCTTAGTGCAAAAAGACTTTAGTGTATACAAAGGAAGTATTACTAAAAAAGCACTAACAAAAAAAGGACTTGACGGGAACAATTTTAGATCGTATTGTTATGTTACTGATGATAACAGATGGTTTGACAGAGCAGGAATGCCAATAGACAGACCTAAATCGGTTGTAGAAAATGAGTGATATAAAAGACGATACACATGATTTATTAACAAAGGCATATTTAGAATACTTCAAGGCAAGCGAAGCGTTTGAAGCAAGAAACAGTGTGCGTACACACGGTGCGGCTAGAAAATGGTTGCGAGAAATACGTTCTCTAGCTAAAAAACGCATGGAAGAAATACACAACAAGCACAAAGCCAAGAAAGACCAAGGCAACGATTAGGCAACGGTAAGTATCCATATGCAATGGACTTATCAAGGAAAACCCGTAGACGAATTACCACAAGGCGTTGAAGGGTTTGTGTACTTGATAACAAATCTTACAAATAATAAAAAATACGTAGGCAAGAAACTAGCTAAATTTAAAACCACAAAGCCACCACTAAAAGGCAAAAAAAACAAAAGGCGTGGATACAAAGAAAGCGACTGGAAAGATTACTGGGGTTCCTCAGATCATTTACTAGCAGATGTAAAAAAATTAGGTGTACAACAATTCACAAGAGAAATTTTACATATGTGTCCAAGCAGAGGCGTAATGAGCTATTTAGAGGCCAAGGAACAATTCGACCGTAGAGTGCTAGAGACTGATGAGTATTATAACGGAATTATTAATGTAAGGGTCGGCGGTTCCAAAATTCTTAAAGAACATTTAAAGGCAATATAAGGACAGTGTTTGATCGAGATAGCTCGATCCGCTTTGAGTTGTAGCTATAGCTACATCAGATCTAGCGAGTCCATTTATCTGTTGCTCCTAAAAACTCCTTGCAAAGGAACGAAGCTGGAGGTATAATACAGAATACTTGCATTTTTCGCAAGTTTTATGTATTAGATGTCGACGTAGGTTGGGAAAGGTCAGAGCCCATGGAGCAAGTAAAACACCTACTTCCGATCTCGGCTGTGCGAACTCACATGAAGCTTGAGGTAGATGGAACCGCTAATAGGTTCCGTCTGACTGAACAATCTACATGAAACGTAAGTGCTTCGCACTTAATATAAATACATGTAAGACAAATAAATAGTTTGAGCGATAGCGAAAACTTGTGTTAGCGTAGCTAACACATCAAGGACAGTAAAAATGAAAGTATACGAAATCTTAGAAACATTTGAGATACAACCTGCTCAAACTCTTGACAAAAATGCAAAGCAAATTAAAGCATATAATGTTATAGATACTAAAACAGGACTACCTGTAAAAACTTTTCAAGGTCCTGATGCGGATGGCAAAGCTGAAGAATATCGTGATCAACAAAACAAATTAAGAAACGCCAACAAGCCTAAAAAAGATACTGATACAGATTCTGATACTAACAAAAAAACTACAAAAACTACAAAAGTTAAAAACAAACAAGGCGTTTTAAAAATAGTAGGTAAAGGCATAGGAAAAGCATTTATGATTGGTGGTAAGTTAGTTGGTGGTGGATCTTTAGTTGGTACGATTTTTTCCGTGGTAGAAATGCGACCAATTGCAGAAGATTGGGCAGTAGCATATGCTGCAAATGGATGCAAATTTAATGTTCATGAAGATCCTTCAATAGGTTTAACTAGAGCAAAGAGTAAAGAACATGTCAGTCAAATGTTGTACAGACAAAGAGAAGCAACCGCCGTTGTGTCAGGCGGAATAGCCGCGGCTCTAACAGCTATGGCTACAAAAGGTGCTAGAATGGCTAGAGTGGCTTTTGTGTTAGCCAATGCAATTCCTCCAGCCGGTCCAGCAGGCATAGTTGCTAAGATACTTGGGTATGTTGCCTCAGGAGTAACTTGGATTGCATTGCCATATCTTGTAGGAAAACTTGCAAAGAATAGCAGAATGAACGATGGGCTAGGTAGATATTTTGTAGCTAAGGCATTTGGTATAACAAACGAAGGCGTAGCTACAGCAGAAAATATGAATAGCTTATCCTATATGATAGCTACGCAATACTGTGGTACAGATGAAGAATTTAATAATTGGAAAGCAGAACAAGAAATGATAAGCGAAGACAGTATGTCACAGGCTAAAAAACAAATTGATAAAGGCTTTGCAGAATTGCTTTCTGATCCTAAAACAAAACAACTTTTAAAGAAAGTGCAAAAAGCACCAGCGCCTAAATCATTGGCAACCTAGTTTTTGTAGTAGCTTCTATATTTTCCTCAGCAATTTTATTAATTATTTCTTTATCTTCAGCAGATATTTTGTACATTATGTCATCATAGGTAAATGCTCCTCGCATATACCAAGCTAATTTGTATGCACTGTATTTTATTTGTTTGGTGTTCTGTTCAAATTCTTCAGATAATTTTAAGATATCAGATTCCTCGAGCGGAATGAGTTGGTTCCGAAAAAACTCGAGTAATCCACAGTAAGTCCTGTTTTAAATTTATTATCACAATCTGTGCCTCCACACTGAACATCGTATTTAGGTACACTCCAGGCATCATTGATTTGTGAAACAGATTTTTCGATACTGGTAAAAAATTCAGTATCGTTATCTAATATAAACTTTTCTATTTCTTGAATATTAGTTT